GCAATGTTACTGACTATGACTTTATAAAAGCTAAAGTAATTGACCTAACAACAAAATATAAAATAGAGTGTATAGCGTTTGATAGATGGAATGCAAGTCAACTTGTTATACAGCTCACAAATGATGGAGCAAATATGAAACCATTTGGACAAGGTTTTATTTCCATGTCTGCACCAACAAAAGAGATAGAGAAGATGTTTTTATCGAATGAGATAACGCACGATGGAAATCCAGTCATGGAGTGGATGATGACAAATGTTATGCTTAGATTTGATCCTGCCGGAAACATAAAGATAGATAAAGCGAAGTCAACAGAAAAAGTAGATGGGCCGGTGGCCATGGTTATGGCTTATGCTCAAATCATGGTAGAAGATAGACCAACCATCTACACATCCGGAGAACGTGAACAAGGATTATTAATGCTGTAATGTACCTAATTGAAAATCTAAAAATGTCAATTATGGAGATATTAATGAAGAAACATGAGTATGCTGAACAAGTCAGGCAGATTAATTGCACCAGTGGTTATTTTTACAGATTTTACGAACTTGTCAGCGATTGTCCCAGGCATGAGGATGCTTGGAGAAAGTTAGAGGAAGAAAGGGAGGAGTTAGGACTAAATGAAAAATATAGTACCTATAACTCCTTTCGAAAGGCAAAGAAAACATATATGAATGTTAGGTTTGTTTAACGTGTTACTGTAAGTTGTTGATTTCATACTGATTTTGTTTATTTTTACAGCATGGCTATACTTAACTCCATGCTGTCTTTTTTTTCGTCGAAGCGAGGTTCGATAGAAAATCCATCTACACCAATAAACGGTGACACTTTAGGTGCATTGTTCCAGCGTGGCAGTGCTGCTGGTGTGGCAGTGGATGAATACGCAATTATAGGGCTTCCTGCATTTTATCGGGCAACACAAATACTTGGAGGTGTAGTAGCATCTATTCCTTTTGATGTTATTGAAAAGTTAGATAATGGTGGTACAAGGATTGCCACAGAGCATCCTAATTATAAAGTAATTTCAAGAGAGCCATCGGAGTTATACACCTCCCACACTTTTTATAAAACAATGGTACTGCACTACCTGGCGCATGGTGCATTTTACGCAGCGATCAATAGGAATAGCATAACTACAAGAATAAACAGCCTTACTATTCTTAATCCAACTAAAATGGAGATAGGATATAATAGTAGGAATGAACTTATCTTTAAGAATAAGGAGACAAACAAAACATACAAGGGAGACAATATACTTTATATACCTAATCTTGCATGGGATGGAGTTAAAGCGTTGTTAGTGCCAGACGTTCACCGTGATAATTTTGGGTTAGCTTTAGCCAATAGAAACTACGGTGCTAACTTTTATAAAAATGGTGCGCATCTTAATGGTGTTTTAAAGCATCCTGGAAGATTAACGAATGAGGCTTACGACAGATTAAAAAGTAGCTTTAACCGTGCTTTTGGTGGAAGTCAAAACGCTGGTGGTACTGCTATTTTAGAGGAAGGCATGGATTTCCAAAAGGTAGGACTTAATCCCACCGATGCAGCATTTAACGAAACTAAGAAAGCTACTATTTCAGATATAGCAAGGATTACCGGTGTACCAGGTATATTGTTAGAAGACATGGACAAAGCTACATTTGGCAATATGGAACAGTTAAGCCAGATGTTTGTAAATTATACAATTATGCCTCTTTGCGAAACAATAGAAGCAGAATTTAATAGGAAGTTATTCTTTGAGGCAGAGAAGTACCAGTATTGCACACGATTTAATCTTGATGGATTACTCCGTGGAGATATAGCAGCAAGATCTTCATATTATACTACGATGCGTAATGTTTTGGCAATGTCTCCAAACGAGATCAGGATAAAAGAAAACATGAATCCTTATGAAGGTGGAGATAGCTATGAGTTACCATTAGCATCAAATATAAAGACAGAAATAACAGATGATACTATAAATAACGATAGTAACGATTAAAACATGGAAAAGAGAAGTATAAATTTTGAACTAAGAGCAAAAAAAGATAGCAGGACTATTTTTGGCACTGCCACAGTGTTTAACTCCTCCTATGACATGGGATGGTATGATGAAGAAATGTCTGCGGATTCATTGAATGAGGCAGACATGAAAGATGTTGTTGCATTGTTCAACCATGATATGAACATGGTTTTAGCAAGGACATCATCTGGCACATTAAAGTTAAATGTTACCGGTGATGCTATGGAATATGAATTTGAGGCACCAAATACTACATTAGGTAATGATCTCTTGGAGATGGTAAAACGTGGTGATGTGTATCAAAGTAGTTTTGCATTTACAGTAGAGACAGAGGACTGGCAAGAAAGAAAAGGAATGAAACCTAAAAGAGTTATACGCTCTATTAAAAAAGTGTATGATGTTTCACCGGTAACTTATCCAGCTAATCCTGACACTATGGTAGCAAAAAGAAGTTACGATGCTACAAAGCAAATAGATGAAGATTTGCAAAAAGTGATTGAAATATCTGTTAAATCAGAGATTAATATACAGAACGAACTACGCAGGAACGCCCTGCATTTATTAAATTTAAAAACTAAATAATGAACTCGAAATTATTGAGAGAAAAGCGGGCTTCCGATTATGCTATAATGGAAGACTTGCAGAAGAGAGCAGCTGGCGAAGGTCGTCTAATGAATGCCGAGGAATTGGCACAATGGGATGCAGCAGATGCTAACTTTAAAAATTATACAGACCAGATTTCTCGTTTAGAAAGATGGAATGAAATTAACGCTGAAGAAAGAGGTGTTAATCCTGTGGAGCAGACGATGAATGCAATGCCAAGAGATGCAAGGGAGATTGTAAAATCACCAGAGTATCATACAGCATTTATGAAAGCTCTTGCGAAGCGTGACTTAACAAGCAATGAGCAATCAATGCTTAGAGAGATGCGTGGCACTGCTACCATCACTACTGCGGAGACTGGTCTTGCCGGTGGTTATGTTATTCCTTACCAATTCTCTTATGAGTTGGAGAAGACAATGGCATACTATGGTCCAATGCTTAATGTTTCTCGTATAATCACTACTCCACAGGCAGGTACTTTGTACTGGCCAAAGGTAAATGATACAGCTACTGCTGGCTCATGGCATACAGAAGGAGGAGCGGTGACAGTACAGGACATGACATTTACAAGAGAGACTTTCTCTGCTCACGTTTTAAACACACTTGTAAAAGTATCTGTTGAATGGGCAAATGACGAGTTTGGTTTATTGAATACAGAGCTACCAATAATGTTAGGTGAGCGTTTAGGCCGTGGCTTAAACACTGCTTTCACAACTGGTGATGGTTCTGGAAAGCCAACTGGATTTAAAGATGCTGCACCTTCCGGTGTTGAATCTGCTTCTACCGGTGCATTCACAGCTGCAAACTTAGTTGAACTTGTTCACTCTGTTGATATTGCTTACCGTAACTCACCATCTGCTGCATTCATGATGCACGATCAGATTTTGAGCGCAGTTAGAAAGTTGAATTTAGACACTAACAACACTACTTTGTTCCAACCATCACTTAGAGATGGTACTCCAGACAGATTGTTAGGATACCAATTCTTTGTAAACAATGATTTACCATCTGCACAGGCTGCTGATGCAAAGATTATTTACTTCGGAGATTGGTCTAAGTACATCATACGCCAAGTGGCTAACAATGTGCTTGTGCCATTGCGTGAGAGATTTATGGATGAAATGGAGCTTGGCTTCTTAATGTATGCAAGATTTGATGGCAAGTTGATTCAGACTGCTGCAATCAAGCACTTGAAGAATCTGTAAATAATAGGGGATAGTAAAGGGATAGGGAGAAATCTCTATCCCTTATTAAAAATATACACATGGCTTGGAAAGTAACAACGGCACCTGCACAAGAAATCTGGACATTAAATGAAGTAAAGAATTATCTTAAAGTAGATACATCTGCTGATGATACTTTAATTACTACTTTGTTGCAGTCAGCTCGTGAAGTTGCAGAGCGTTACCTTAACCAGGCATTAATTACACAAACTATCACAGAAAAGTTAGACAGGCTTAACAATCCTACTATTTACTTATCAGTATCTCCTGTAATTGCTGTTACATCATTTCAATATCAAGATGGTGTAAATAGTTTACAGACTTATGATGCTGCTAATTATGTGGTAGATACTTTTTTAAAGCCTGGCAGATTATCTCTTGCTTACGGATCAACATGGCCTACACTTTACGGAAATATAAATGATGTGACAATTACTTACACAGCAGGATATAGCACAGAGCCATCCGGAGTACCAATGCAGATCAGACAAGCAGTGTTAATGATGGTAGCAGATGGTTATGATAACAGAGAGGACTATGTAAAGAAACTACCAACTGCATCGGAGTATTTACTTGACCAATACAGAGTACAACTATTCTAATGAGATACAACAAAAAAGAAGAGATTGGAAAGTTAAGAGAAAGAATAATAGTCCAGAGTGTTAGTCGCTCTGTTACTACCAGTGGATTTGGCACAGAGACATGGAGTAATTTAGCGGAGGTGTGGGCAGTGGTAGATTATAAAGGAGTGAACAAGGAAGAGGTAGAAGGAGGCAAGATAACAGCATTAAGCCAGGTGAGGGTAACCTGTCGTTATAGGACAGACATAAACGAGCAACAAAGAATTATCTGGATGAACAAATACTATCAAATAGAGAATGTCCAGATTAGTGAGGATAATATGTATTTACATTTATTTTGTTCATTTGCTCAAAACTATGTGTAATGTTTATATCACAAGCAAAGTTAAATAGGCTTAAAAGATTAGAAGGCAAGACTAATAAAAAAGGTCAGCCTTTAGCTATATCTAATTTTGCAAGTAGTGTTATTGAACTTGACAATATTATGCAGCAAATAACAATTAAAAAAAGAAACGAAATAACAAAAGCAGCAGAGCCTATTGCACTTGCTGCTTATAGAAATCTTGTTCCTAAATCAAATAAGCTGCATAAATTTTATGTAAAAGGTAAAGGTTTAAGGTATAATATTATGCCTGGTAATTTACAGCGTTCAATACAAATAGTGAGCGATGTTAAAAACTTTAAATACTCTACATCTGCTATTGGGCCATTATACAAAGACGCTGGTAAAGGTGTTACATTAGGTAGTGATTCTAAATCAGATGGCTTCTATGCTCACATGGTTTATGGGAACACTAAGGCATGGGTAAAGAGAGTTAAAAATAAAGCAGAAAGAGCAAGTCAAATGGCAGTTATTAATAAAATGTCATCTGAAGCTATGTTAATGGCTAAACAATATCCTCGTAAATTCTGGGAAATATGATAGGAAAAGTAATATACGGGAGATTAACGACTGATGCGGCAGTTACAGGTATTTGTGGATTAAATATCTTTCCGGACATTGCTCCACAAAATGTGCAATATCCATTTATGGTATATACTATTGTAAATAGCTTGCCTGTTGATTTTAAAGATGGGCAAAGTAACTTGGAAGAAATAAATATACAGATTGATGTATATACTAACAATTACGATACTACACAAACACTTGCAAACAATGTGCGCAATCGTTTAGATAGGTTTGTAGGCACAGTTAATGGTATTTCTGTACAAACAATAAAATACATAAGCTCCGATAGTCAAGTCTATAATGCTGACTTAAATGTTTATTGGATAAGTGTTGATTTTATGGCAAATATGAAACGATGAAACTAAGATTATTAAAAGAATGGAATGGAAAGGCACCAGGTAAAGTAGGTGTATTTCTATCTGAATATGGCGAGCAAATGATAAAGGATGGGATTGCAGAATTACTTGATGAAAGCTTTGTTGTTGAACAAATGCCGCAGAAAGAGGAGACTAAGCAAGATCCAGTCTATATTCCTATTCCAGTCCCTAATTCATATTTTAACAACGAAGAGCAAGAAGAAGGAATTATTAAACCGAAAAAAAATAAATAAACATGGCAACTACTGGCATTATTAATGGTACGTTGATGCGCCTATACAAAGATTCAACTGCGATAGGTTACGCAACATCCTGCCAAATGAACATCTCCGCAGCTATGCGTGAAATCTTAACAAAGGATTCCGCAGCTGGAGGATGGAGAGAGGTGAAGAAAGGTCAGCTCTCCGGCACACTGTCCACCGAGGCATTGTACGCAGGGCCTGGCGATTCTTCCACCAATTACTTATTTGATGATCTCTTTACCGATTTAATATCTGGTACAG